GTGTAATTTAATACTTGGCGTTCATAATTTGTAGTTCCGGACACAGTAACGTATCCATTGCCATAGTTTATTAATCCAAGATTTCCGCCGCCTGTAGCAATACTATTTGTTTTAATCGCAACTAAAGAATTATCATATGCATACTTAAATACTACTGTTCCTCTATTGGCTATTGCTGTTGAGGGAAATAGTGGGTCAGTGTCTTCGTCAAACGCTACTACAACATCAGATGTTGCAATACTTGTGTTTCTAGATGCAGCACTACGATGAATACGAATACCTGATGTTTTTGTAGAGTCTGGTTTGATAGTTACGCCGGGTCCTGTTTCACCAACGTTAAGTTCGATAACATTGTCTTTAACACTCATTGTTTCGGATTCAACAATTGTATTATCACCAAGGACAATCAAGGCGCCGGTAATAACAACTTCGCCAGCTTGACTGCCAGTATCTAAAGTTATACGACCAGCATAGCCAGTTTGAACTTTATAGTCCCCATCGGTGATTTTTAATATCTTTGACATTTATTATCCTTAGTAGGGGACCGAAGTCCCCATTCCTAATTAAGCGTTTTCGATCTGTACGTAACCAGTTACGGCTGCGTCGAACTTCCAAGGAACCATCTTATAAACACCAGCAGTATCTGGTGCAAAAATTGTGCCTGCGCTTGTGCTTAAACGTGCAACGGCTGCTGGAACTAATGTAGCCTTACGTGATGTTAATTTAATCACATAGTAAGTTTTGCCGTCGGTGTCTGTAGCAACAATGTTCATTTCGCCAGCTGCATTAGCAATAGTTGCTTTTAGTTTAGCAATAGCTGTAGCTGTAGTATTCTTAACTTTGTAACGATCTGTTGACACTTGTTTAGTAATATCACCAAGTAATAAACTGCCTCCTGTATGAAAAGCATAAGCAATGATAGCGTTTTCTTGGTTAGTAGTTGCACCAACGTTGCCAGTATCAGTGGTTAAAACAGCGGCTTTAGTAGCATTACCAGTCATTGTGATTGATGGTGCTGATACATAACCAGAACCTTTTTCATTAATTGCTACTGCTAGTACACCCCACGTAATTGCAATACGCAAGTTATTACCTGTTCCACCTGTTGTATACATTTCTGTAATTGTGCTGCCGGCGGCGCTGGCGTGAGTAGATCCGTTGTATGCTAGCACTGTGTAAGAACCGCCGGCAACTAGTTCAATAGTTGTAGCTGCTCCGCCGCCGTCTACGCTCTTAATTCTAAAACTTGCACGAGTAGTATATGTACCGTCTACTGTTCCAGTGCCGCCTGCTGCAGAACCATCACCGAGTGTTACTACTTCTTCATCAATATAACTACCACCACCGTTAGTAATACTAACTGACTTAACAATCATAGTGATTGCACCTGCTGTTGCAGTTACACCACCTGGAAGTGTTGGTGCTGCAAATGTTGCTGTTGGTACTGCAATATAGTTGTTGTTTGTGCCGGCAATAGTAACGCTAGCAATACCTTGCCCGCCAATACCGTTATCAGTTGTTACGCTTGTGGAACCAATGTTGCGGTTACCAAAATATTTTTTATTTAAAGGACGTCCCATTTTATTTTCTCCTTAAGAAATAACAGCGTTCTAGGCTGTACGCGGTTGGATTTCCGCATAAGATCTACACCATGTAAATCATACAAAGTATTTATCACATAAAGAGAAAGGCTTCCGAAGAAGCCTTTCATTACAGTAAAAAACTGTATGTACTGATTAACTAAATGCTAGACCAGCTAATGTAACTGTACCTAGATAGTCAGCTGCATTACCTAGAGAAGAAGCAGTGTTGCTTAACTCTACATAACCATAACGTGTCATGAATGATACGACTGGTTCGAATGTTGCTGGATCTAGAACAACACCACTGCTCATCAATGGAATGTATGGGCAATAGAATGCTGCTGCGTCTGACTCGTTAGCACCTTTGTAACCAACTAACACTGTGTCAGTAGTTGCATATGTGTTAACATAGATCTTCATAGCATTGTTCAATGTACCAACAAACTTAGTGTTTGTAGGAGCTTCGAATGTGCCTTCTGTTGTACGAGCAAATGCGCTTGTAGTAGCAGACTGAAGAACTGTCAATGCTGTTGGGCTTACAACTGCCCAGTTACCAGCACCGCGACGTGTACGCTGAGCGATACGGTTAGCAACACGGTTGATCATAACTGCAAGAGCAGCATGTTCGTCACCGACGAATGTAGCAGTACCAGAAACAGCAGCTTGATTATAAGCTTCTTGGTTTTGTGTACCGGCTAAAGTTGCCAATGAACCAAGAACTTCTTGGTCAATTTCAGCTGTGATTTCTTGTGCTAACGCAGCCATGATTTCTGCTTCGATGTCAATACCTTGTTGGGCTTGTGCGTCTTGAGCAGCTTCAAACGTCCAGCGAGCTGACAACTTACGTGTCTTAGCTTCAACTGTTTGTTTCAAGATTTGAATGCTCATACGCTTACCAGCAGCGCCTTCTAAACTAGCTGTTGAAGCAGCAGTATTAGCAGCACCGTTGTTAGCAGAATAGCCTTCAGCGATTTTGAATGGGCTTAGAGCCTCTTCACCAGCAGTAGCACCATATGTTCCTGTTAGTGAATCGCTGTAGCGAACACGTAGGGTATGGATTTGACCAACTGGTCCAGTCATTGGTTGAACACCAACTAATTCGTTAGCGATAACGGTTGGCATTACACGTCTGATCACTGGAAGGATCACACGATTTAGGGTTGCAACGTTGCCGGCAGATGTAGCGCCTGTGCTAGCACTTTCAGCCAAATACTTACGAGTATTTTCTAAAGTTGATGCCATTACAGATCTCTTAGTGCCTTGAAGGCCTTCAAGAAGTGCTTCTTTTGTTTCCGCCCAACGTCCTGTTAGTAGTTGTGACATTTATTTTCTCCTAATTAATGTTTTAATCCAGCAAGACGACGCATATCGAATATATTGTGCTCGTGCTCACTGCTACTTACGCTGTTGGTTTCTTTATTGCCTGTGACTTCTTTTGCCTCTACTAGTGCCTTCTTCTTCTGTGGAGCTTCGCCAGCAACTACTGCTGATAGGTACTTGTCAAAACTAGTTTTTAGTTTTGCAGTTTGTACACTCTCAAGTAATTCTGTCATAATAGCTTTCTGGGTATTAGCCAAAGGTGCTACTAATTCATTCATAATTTCTTGACGTTGTTTGCTCTCCATTAGAGCTTTAACTTGTGCTTCCTTGCTTTCTAAGATCTTTGTTGCTTGTGCTACAGCGTGATGAGCCTCTGCAACCTCGAAATCTTTTTTGTCTATGACTTTGAGCAATTTAGCTGTTTCTGATTTTTCATTAAGATAACTGTTTTGATATTCGCTAGCATATGCTTCGAACAACTTACGACCGAAATCGTTACGACGAGCTGCTTCAATGTCTTCTTTAAGTTGACCAATCTCTTTTGACAGAGTCTTTTCAACTGTATTCTCGACTAGTTTAGCTGCACGTTGAATGAAGTTTTCTTTCATTTTAGCTAGAGCGTAACGCCCTTCGCGTACCAAACGTACCTTTGTGTTTGCAATTTCTTGCTTGTCTGTATGGAATTCTGCAATTTCTTGAGCCAGAGCTTCTACTACAAACTTCTCAAGTGTGTGAAACTTAGAAGCCATTTGTACTTGATCTTCGTGTAATTCTTTAACTTCACTAGCCAATTGACGAGTTACAAACTCCTTCATTAGGCTTGTATCTTTCTGCATTTTTACTGCATACTTGGCACGTTGTTCTGCTAACTGCTTACGATCTTCTACAAACTGTTGAATTTCTTCTTTTAATTGATCGCCTAACATGCGGTCAATTGCTTCGACCATAACCTGACGGTCATGTTCGTAACGTTGAGCAAATTCTTCTCGTAGTTGTTGAGTAACTTGTGTACGATTCTCGACAATGCGAGCATCCCACGCTTTCTCAATAGACTCTTGGATCTCTTCCGAAATCACGTTGTTTTCAAACAAATTTTTAAGTGCGTCCAACATGTGATTCTCCTCTTTATTGGAGTTTGCTTATTATACCTAATAAGCTCTCTTTGAGATACTTCTGTGCCTTAGGATCACCTTTAACCTCTTGCGCTATACGCAAGCTATTAAGCCCACCACGATTATTCATCAGGTGTTCATAAATTGGTGTAGGGTATGCTCCTGGAGCACTAGGTTGAGCTACCACATCAACTGTGATAATCTCAAAATCTGATACTTCACCGGAACCGTCTTCTTTGACGTTCCCGGATCCGCGACTTGATACTCCTAACTTCACTCCACTTTCTAACATAGTTTTCACTAGTTGTCCCATTGGTGTTGGTAGGATTTTTAACTTTCCATAACCGTCTGCGCCATCCATCCACATATCTGTAATCATATGGCTCACACGGTCAAGGTTGATTCTTAGGTCATCTGGATGATCAACTTCGCCTAATACTGAGTAACCACCGGCGATTTGATCGTTCAGGGTCTTGACAGCCCTGGCAATTTCACGTCCAGGATAAACTCGCTGATTCTGATTCCGCTTGTCGCCTTGGACAAAAATCCCTTTCATATAGAGATTTTTGCCATGTTCGCCATCGGATTCAACGACCACTTTAGCTTGGTCGAAACTCAGATTTTCACGAAGATAATTCATCTACTTAACCTTACTTGGCTCTTTTCGGAGCACCGTTTAGTGGGCTATCTGCGCCTCTATCACCGTTATCTCCTGAAGCTTTCTTCTCTGCACCATGGCCAGCTTCTTTCTTCTTAAACGCTGTCTTACCTGCGTTGCCGCCTGGGACATTAACGTTACCGAAGTTTTCTTCTTTAGTACTTGGGTTTAACAAACCGCCCTTAGTACCGCCAGATGCTGCTTCACCACCTTTTACGATATTAGCAGTTGTGCCGCCCATATCATTCTTTCCTGCTAGTGGACTTTTTGCATTAGCGCCATTGTCGCCATGCTTTGGATTTCCAACTTTCTCTACGTATTCACGCATAAAGCTGTCTTCTAATTCTTCTTCGCCGTCATCAGCTGGCATTTCGCCGCCCATGTCGTCCATTCCGCTCATGTCGTCACCGCCCATGTCGTCGTGTCCTTCACCAGCTTCGTCGCCCATTAATGCTTCAAACTCTGCACGTAGGTCATCAAGTGCATCTTCTAGGTCAACTACGCGATCTTCAATATCGCCTTCGCCGCCCATGCCTTCTTCATCACCTTCGTCGCCGCCAGCGTCGATGTCATCAACAAAGTCGTCGCCTGCATCGCCACCGATGTCACCTGCGTCGCTGTCCATTTCATCATCTGCTTCGGCAAAGCCAAAACTTTCTTCTACTTCTTCGTCTTCTTCGTCTTCTTCCTTAGCTTCGTCGAGGTCGTCTTCTTCCTCTTCTTCCTTAGCTTCGTTGAAGTCTTCAGATAGGATAGTTTCATAGATTTCTCTAGATTTTTCAACTACCAATTGGTGGAAAAGCTCTTTGGCTTTGTCAGTTTCTTCATTTACAAGATGCTCTAGCATCTGCTCGAACTTTGAACGATCAGTCATGTTTGTCTCCTATATGATATTGCAAGGCTGTCGATATATTTACACTTAATTGTAATATATACG